TCAAGTCTATAAAAGATCAGATCGTCGCCGAGAAAGAAAACCGAGTTGTCTTCCTTGATCGGCGTTAAAGGAGCGATGCACCCGCGCTCAACCGTTGCCCCATCATATCGGGCGAAAGGATTGTCATTGGCTCCCGTATCGTACCAAGTCTCGATAGACTTCTGCTTGAAGATCAGCAGGTTTTCCTGCTGGTTGACGATGCCTTGGGTAAAGCTCGGCTCGACCGAGGCGGTTTCAAAATCCAGCGCGTCATAAGTTGTGCCGTCGAGAATATTCGAGAAGAAGAATTCGTCAGACCCGATCTTGTCCAGGACGAAATATTCATCGAAGAACGGGCACGTATTGGCGGGAAAGAAATTAGGACTTGTAATGATCGCGAATGACGATGACTGATCGTTCCAAACCCAACCGTTGACGCCATTGACGATAAGCACCTGAATGCCGTTATTCGACATCGAAACATAGTTGCCGCCCGCGATCCCGGAGCCGATCAGGATTGGCGTTGCGCCGGGCGAGGAGACCTTATAGAGCTGAGGACCGGACACCACGAACAGGGCGTTGTTCATGACGAGCAAGCCGCGAATTGGACCGGAACCGCATACCGCGAATGATAGTAATCCCGGAGAGCCAAGCATGGCTACGGTCGTCTTGGCGTCAGGCGGCTCCTTCTCAGCGTAGTAATTCTGACAGACTTGATCGGAGACAGGTAGGCTTGCAAGTACATAGTCTTGGGTAGTGAACGGAATTTTAAGTTCAGGCACTAGCGCGTACTCTGATCGAAATTCACTCCCAGGAACAGACTCTCAGGCTCCCGGTCAAATCCGCTTACGAGATCAAAGGTCTCCTTCGACCTGATCTGAATCATCTGGGCGCGCTGGACTGGAACGTCATACTCAAGCATGATTTCCTTCGCGAGATTCCAGACCAGGCAATTGAACCACTCGACCGGGAAATCAGGCTGATCCGCCGCCGTATTGAAATTGAAGATCGGCTCCATCCACGTGAACTTGACCGCGCTGGTGCTATCCACCGGAGCCGGCCACACCCATGCATAGCCGGTCGAAAGTTGCGGATCGTAAAATAGCTGGGTGATAACGCCGGTATTGGCCTTGTTCGGCAAGTCGCGATAGTCCAAACGCGACATCAACACCAACGGCGTGATCAGCTTGGACGAGATGTAATAGCGCCTCGCGTCCACAATCCTTAGCGGTCGAATGATACGGGTGGCATAGCAGAACGTCGGCGCATTGGCATTTACCGCCGTAGTAACGGGAGCAGCCAGATTAACCGTCGAACCAACTACGCTGCTCACGGTTGACCAGAACAGCACGTTATTCGACATCATCACGCCAAAGTTGGAACCGTTCGCAATTCCCACTGTTGACAGAACAGGAACCGCAGACGAACCGGCAATGACCGCCAGCGACGTAAAGGATTCGGCGACACCATCGCTCAGCGATGATTGGTCCGTTGTATTCCCGCCTAGACCATACTTGATCTGGTTCGGCTGAAGAAAGAATGTCCCCTCCGACTCCTTCCAGAGATGCAAGCCTGTTGCCTGCCACTCAGAAACAAGCGCATTCAGCGCGTCAACCGCGTCCTGATTTTCCTGCGCTCCCGGCGTTTCACCGGACTGGATCGCGCCGACAAGTCTTAACGCACGCCGGATGACCTGATCGCGGTTATAGGTGAAGTCCGGCGATGTGGTCATACGTTGGCAAAACTGGTCATGTCAGTAACGATATTTCCAGAAGACGCAGGGTAAGGAAGTGGCTGAGCAGGGGTAATGACATTGGTGCTGAAATTAATCGCCTGAGCGGTCGTGAAAAACGTAGAGCCGTTGTCGAGCTGGATCGAAATGCTATCACCGACATTGAAGCCAAGCGCGCTCTGAACGGCGAACGTGTTTTCGTTGCCGAAGATTTGAAAGCCGGGGCTAAATCCTGGACTAAAGCCGCCAGAGCCAGGAACGGTTTGCGAGAGCGTGGTCTGCACGCCAAGGAATATATTGGTTTGTCTTGGGCGTGGCTGCGGGACGGTCTGATCGTCCCTGCGGCCTCTTACGAAATCCTGTGGCTGGCGTTCCTCGAAGGACTGGTCACGAACAATGATGTTGTTCCATTGCTTCTCGGTATATTCAGCGCGCACCTTGAACCCGGTTCTATCGCAAATTCGCCAGAACGACCCCGGTTTATAAAATAGATCAGCCGGCATCGTCATAGTCCGAATCTTCTAACGGAACTACCTTGAAACCAGCTGCGCCCATATAGGCAAGGAAGTGATCGCCGTCATGCATCGCTGCCGAGTTCTGTTCTGCCGTCGAATGCAGGCGAGACATCACACAAGCTGGATACACATTGTCAAAGAAATCCCGTACAATTTCCAACGCGCCATTCCCAGGATTGGGCGGCTCTTGTTCTGGAAATTGAATGAGCGTTGCGGTCATCACACGCCCTTGATTGCCTCGATATCGACAGTCGCAATCGATCCGTTCAGCGCGCCAACCGTCTTCAATAGAACGTTGCCCGTCACGCCCGCGCCGGCATCGTTCGGGAAGCCGCCGGCATACTGAGTGCTAAAGTCCAGGATGTCCTGACCTTCGCCAAGGTTTGCAATATCAATGGGTACGCTCGCATCCCATTGCAGGCGCACGTACATGCCCTGAATGCTGTAGCGGATGCGGCGTATCTTCATATGTACGCCCGGATTTGGAACGAGGCTTGAAACCGTGATAATAGTCGCGCTCGTACCCGTGCCGTCAGAGTAGATCGTATATTTCAGATTCAGATTCCTCGCCCCGTCATATAGGGTCGAGTGAGTCACATCAGCCATCACTAACCTCCAAAAGAAAAGAGCGCGCCGGTTAAGACGCGCTCGTTAGTGACTAAGCTGGCACCTGCCCGAACAGGCCGGGAACGCCCAGCGCCAGATTGTTGACCGATGGAGCTACGTAGACCATCAAGCGCTTGGTGCCGTCAGACGCGGATTGAACCGCATAGGTTCCTCGGACATCTCCCGTAGTCGATGTGGCAGGAGAAGTGGTATCCGATGCCAGATAGCCTGTGTTGGCCGTGATCCATGCATTGTTCCAGATGACCTCGACATCACCCCAGAACGAAGACAGCACCGGGAAGCCGTATACGTCACCCGTACCGGCCGATGCAGTCGATGCAACGGCTCCGGAAGGTGTGATAGAGGTAACGAACTTGAATGTCTTCTTGCCGGACGCTACGGCACCGCTCGCACCCGTAATCGCCTCGGTCTGCGGATAACCGTAAAGGTCATATCCGGCTACGAGGAACGTGATGCCCGTGTCATTGCCGCCCGAAGTAATGCGAACATTTCGCGCAATCGATTTGGTCGGATCGTACATCGAAACGTAACTGTAGGTGCTGACCTCGGTAGCCTGACCGAACGCCACCAGACCAGGCGCGCCATCAATGGCCAACGTACCGGCAGGAATGACATTGCCGGAAGCCCATACCGTAGTAGCCGCAGCCAGCACGGTAATGCCGGCGCCGGTCGATGTTACCAGTGTGAGCGCAGCCGAACCCGGAGTTTGGCTGGCAGCGATGTTCACAGCCGAGATCGTAGAAGGCACCTGATTGATGACAGCACTTTGATCACCAGCAAACCCGATCGCGCCCGACTTGGTTACGTTGTAACCGGCCCGCTGATCGTACATATTCGCGCCGCCCCAGAACAGGCTAGGCGCAAGCGCGGGATTCTCAGAACCACCACTCCCCAACGGAGGGCGCGTTCCATAAACAACAAGAGGGCCTTTGAATGCAGAGCCAGCCATAATTTAACCTTTCATGCCGCCCCAGTGACGGCGCGTTGTGCAGGGCTTGAGTTGAAAAGAAAAAGGCGTGACCCGTAGATCACGCCCGCGCGGGACATTGGTTCGGATGAACCACGCCGCTTTAGTTAGACGCCGGGAGTTCCGAAGATGCCACGGAAATCCGAGGCACCAAACGAATAACGCTCATAGCAAGCTGCCTTGGCGTTCTTCGTATCGAAGTCGTTGTCCTGGTCGAAACTGACCGCTTCACGCTCGAAGTACGTCATACCGCGCGGGACATTGGTTCGGATGAACCATGCCGTTGCGGAGCTGAAGTAGTGGTTAGCTTCGATCGACGGGATTGCGCCCATGGAACGAATGACGTTGATCGCGTTGTTCGAAGTATCGTTCTGAAGGACTGACTTCACGATACGATTGGCTTCGAAGATCAACTGCATCGGGACATGAAGCGACTTCGGCAGAACCGAAATCTTCATGCCACGCGAGTTGGTGGTCAACCCGATCTGGATCAGCATGTCTTCGATCGCGGTTTCCGACAAGTCGGCCGCCGTGGTCAGAAGATTGGACTGGTTGCCAGTCAGGGTCGGATGGTTGTTGACGATCAGGGCTTGACCATCTCCAAACGTATAGGTCGCATTGAACGCGCGGTTATAGACGTTGGCCGCGATGTTCTCTTTGGTCTGACGCATGGAGAAGGCGAGCTGCTGAGCGCGCCGCTTCGATACGACCTCATAGAGATCGTCCCGCAACTCTTCGTAGGTCACGATGTAGCCGAGAGCGTAGGCAACATGCGTGTAGCGCGTTACTGCACCCTGCGACTCCTGATCGTATACAATCGCGGTGCCTTCGTTCTTGACCGGAGCCAAGCCGAATCCCGTGATTTCGACCTCTTCTTCGTATGCTTTGTCCGAGGTGTCCTTCTCGAACAATACCGGGAACTCCTCGGTATGTTCTGCGTAGGAACGCCCCCACCATGCCTTGATTCCAGGCCAGAGTGCTTTGGGATGTGAGCCGGTTGTAATAACAGCCATGTGCTACACTCCCGTCGTGCTGGTCAACGCGTTCAGGTTGATCCGGCAAAGCCACTTGGCATTGGAGCCGACAGCGTTGTCAGCCTGCTCAAGCAACCGCATGATTTTCATCTGAAGCGTGTTGGTGGTTTGCAGGGTGTTGGAGGCCAACATCCAGCCGGAATAGCCGGTGATGGTCGAACCAGAACCCGAAACAAGATTGACGTTCCGTCCCGGAGCGCCCTGAACCATTGCGCCACCCGAGTTGTTCTCCTGAACTTCGTAGAGAAGGTCCGGATCATCGGCGACAAGGATATATCCTGCCGTCGAAGCCTGGTGGTAAACGGGGAGATCGCGGGTAACGGGGATGATCGGCTCGCCGCCCGAAACAATCCCGACCATTGCGCCGAGAACGTTGTTGGACGAACCCGCCGTAGCAAGTGTGACCGAGGGAATACCGTTAGCGTCGGCCGCGTTGGTGAGCCAGGTCAAGGGGTCTCCAATGAAGATATTGGAAGACACGGAAGACGGAACATAATAAATGTTCGCGGCACCGTTGTATGGCTCGCCGGTCGTGCGACGATACGGGATCAGCCCACGGGCGACATTGGCGTTAGCCATGTGTCACTCCTTAAAGGTTGATGATGATTGTGAAGCGCGCGACCGGGTTTCTAACGTCGGCGTAGAGATGCCCTTAGCGACGGGCCATCGTGGATCGAATGTCGATCTTTCTGCCTTGTGCGGTAGCGGTGAATCGGCTGTCCCGTTCTCTCGGGTCGGCTGCTTCCACCTGTCCGCGTCGGATGGTATCTTCCTTTTCTTTGACGGTCTTCTCGTTGTCGGCCATGTCGGACTCCCACCATTCCGTGGGGATTTCCATCAGGTAGCCATCGAGAGGACCGCCCTGAGCGGTAACGCCAACCACGCGGGTAACGGGTTTCTGCGTGGCTTCGTCAATTACATGCGTATAGCCGGCGTCCTGCGCCTGCTTGATGCGTCCGGGCTGGTCATTGAACCAATGACGGTGAAAGCCTTCACGGGCCGGGAAGGCGAGCTTCTGGGTCTGTGAACCAAAGGGCTTGCGGTTTTCGCGCGAGACGCGGCGGGTATCGGGACCGTCAGAGTCAATGCCGGCCAAACCGTGCGCCTTCAGTTCACGGCCTTCTTTGGTACGCAGATCGATCTTTTCTTCAGACATGCTTTTCTCCAAACGAAACTTTGTTTTCTGGGAAGTTATCGAAGTGCAGCACGTCAGAAGCGACCACGCATTCATGCGGGCTAACGGCATCCTTTGCGATAATATTGAGTGCAATGATTGCGGCTTTCTCCAACGCCTCATCCGAGACATTGGGGAATCGCCATTTCATCCCGACGCCTACCGTGCTGGCCTGCAACGCAACAAGCAGGCTTTCCTTCGCGAACTGGATATATTTACGATGGGCCGTGATCATGTTCAGCTCCAATCGTATTCTTTGACGTAATCTTCGCGCTTGTAGTTCGGAATGGTTCTCACGAACTTGTCGCAGGCAGCTTTTGCTTCTGGCGGAAGATCATCGTAGCTCTTGCCCTTCTTTCGCGTCGTGGTTTGCGCTCCAGGCTCGGCGACAGAAGAAGCTTGTTCACGCTTGGGATTGCCGAACTTGTCGGGATACTCCTTCTTGGTGCGGTTCTTGACTTCGGCCAATCGCTCGGCAACTGACATGCCCGGTTTGGCCGTCATCAGG